ATAGTTTCTACTACCAGCTAAAGTTACATCAGTTGAGTTATCAGTACCAGCCGCATCTACACCAATTGTACTTCTAATAGCGGATGCGTTAGAACCTGTAACAATAGCTTTACCGATAGCGGTTGCAGTTAAACCTGCTAATGTACTATTATCTGTTCCTGCTGCATCTACACCAAGAGTTCCTCTTGCTGTTGATGCGTTTGCATCATCAACTAAACTTGCACCGAAAGTTGAGATTGTAGTGTTATTAGGTACTGTTAAAGATTTTATACCATCTAAATCAGTTACCTCTGAATCCATTACTGCACCAGCTGCTTGTACATTTGTAGAATCAGTTACATCTGCACTTGCTTCAATACCACTTAATTTACTTCTTTCAGATGTAGTAATGATTGCGCCTGAACCAACTGAAGATACGTCAGATAAATCAGTTACACTTGCTGCTGCAATTCGTGCATCTGCCAAATCATTGATATCTGATTGGATTTGAGCTGAACCTGAAAGTACACCAGTACTATCTAAGATAGTTGCTGCTGTAATTGTACCACCTAATGAAGTATCATTACCTGCGATAGTAATACCATCGTTTGCTAATTTACTGTTAGCTATCTGTCCTGCACTTACATCAGCAATGATATTATCACCAGTAATTTGTCCACCTAATGAAACATCAGTACCAGCAATATCAATAGATGAGTTTGCTAATTTTGCATTTGCAATTGAACCCGCTAACATATCGTTAGTTACCGATGTATTAGCGATTGTTAATGCACCACCTGCTGCGATAGTTGCATCACCACTTACGTTACCAAAGATACTATCTTCTAAATTACTAAAAGTTACACTCTTTTCAGTACCATTATCTGAAAATAAGAACTTATCTCCTTGTGCTACGGATGCACCACCTAGTGCTGAAAAGTTATCGATATCGATACTTCCCGCAGCTACGCCCGTAAGGGCTGAACCATCACCACTAAATGCGTTAGCGGTTACCGTTCCGTCTACTGTGATTGCCGCGAATTCAGGTGATGAACCCGAGACAATTACTTTTTTCCATTCTGCCATTTTTGTTTCCTCTTTTTTTAAGCTTTATGTTTGTGTTAAATAAATATGTATGTTTTATACTTTCTTATAAATATATAAAAAATCCACTTCCACTAACCGCCATCGCACCTTTTTCTCCAGTTGGTAGTGTTAGGGATTCTTTTATTACGAACGTTCCTTCTGAATTTACTTTTACTTTATCATTTCCATTGATTTTTACCAAAAACATATCAGTTGATGGTGTATTGTTTTCAATCAAAGAAAGAGATGATGTTAATGCCCCAGTTAATTCAACAGAACCTGTGATTTGAGCATTGGTGGTAACGACTGATTCAATAGAATCAACTCCATTATCTTTTTTAAAGAATAACTTACCATCATAAGTATTTACAGCTAATTCACCTAATGTTAAATCACCAACATTGGGTACATTAGCCGATACTGAACTCCTTTTTAATTTTATTCTGTTTTCGGCCACGCCTATCCCCTATTTTAGAATGTGCCGCCATCAATTTCACTAAATGATATAGAACCTGATACAAATAAAGACCCTGTCATTTGGTGAGTATCATTTATATCATCACCAAATATAGTAGAACCACTACTAAATGATTGAGTCATATGTGTTACAGATGAACTTACAATATAAGTTTCAGCGGTTAAAGTTGCAACTGATACACTCTGTCCCTCTAACCCAGATATTACCTGAGCTGATGAACTGATTACATTTTCAGTATTTAATTTTGTTTTAACATCAGAATCACTATAATGTGATAAATCTGATATATCCGATTCTGTAATATTTAAAAAAGTTTTAACATTTGCAGCCGAACCTGATAATACATTTTCAGTATTTAATTTTGTTTTAACATCAGAATCATCATAATGGTCTAAATCACTAATTTGTGATTCAGTTATGGTAATTTGTGCTGATGAACTTACTAATCCACTTGGTACATTAGTTAATTCAGTAAAATCTGATGAACCACCACCACCAATTGAACCATCATCAATTTGAGAACGAAGTGTTCTACCAACATATTGGTAAGTTGTAATGTATACAAATTGATTCGATGATGGTTGTGAACCATCGTTCCAAGTCAAAACACCAGTCTTATAATCAAATGTATATGTTGATGTTAATGCCGGTGATGATGTAATACTTCCAGCAGAAGATGCGGTGTCTTTGTAAACAACTACCTTATAACCAGGAGTTGATGCCTCAGTAGTGTTAGGGCTATCAGATGCAATAATATATTTTGGTGATACAAAATTAGTTTGTTGGTCTGATTCGATAAGTTGGTCGGATGTTACTGTATCTGAAACAGATGCTGGGTCTGAAGTTGTGAAATAATAAACTTCTCTTTGACCATCTGCTGCTTGTTTTAGTTTTTTTCTATAATGGTACTTTAAAACAGAAACATCACTAGCAATTGCTGGATTTACAACACTACCTGATACGATACCACCATCTTGTGATGAACCACTATATGGAAGTTGACTTGAACCAGTTGGAATTAAACCATCATCGGTAAAAATTTCACCTGCACCCAAATCGAATACATCAGTAAATGCTTCCTGTCCTAATGTAAGATTATCGGTAGTAAAACGTCTACCTTGTAATAATCTTTCCGACCTGTTATTTGAATTATATGCCATTTTTGTTCCTCTTTATATATTACGATACTGAAACCGTTATTCTTTCTAATGTATTTGATGGTGTACCTGTATATCTAATTAAAACCCATACTTTATCATGTGTTGCGTTAATAGTCTGTCCAGCCGCGTTAGCCAAACCTAATGTTAACGTTCCAGATGAGTTAGTTAATGAATCAAAATCACTCTTTACATCAATCGTATCACTAAATGGGTTAGTTGAACCATTTGCTGATTGAGAGTTTAATGAACCACCATATGATGTAGTACCTTTAACTGCATCAAACACAGTTGATGCAGATGAACCAAATATAACACCTACTGCAATTTTACCTGTGGTTGTATCATCAAATGTTGTTAAATCTGCTGATGTATTTGGATTTAAATCAATTGTTAGTGTACCTTTGTTGTTAGAAGCCGCAGTATCAAATTCTCTTAAATACCATTTGTAATGTGCTGCGTTATATCCACCCGTTGGATACCAATATCCATTTGCAGATTCTGGATTAACCAAATAACCTGGTTTAACCTGTAAATCACCACCATCACCTAATGTTACTCTAGCACTTTCATCCCACACAGTATCTAATGTAGTTGAATCACTAATTGTTCTTCTATAACTTTCTGAAGTAAAGTATTCTATTAAAGTAGTAGTTGTACTACCACCACCATGATACCCCATTGAACCACTCGCAGCAGGTTGTCCAAATGTACCAGCTGAATGTAGGTTTACTGTTTTAGTATCTAATGTTGATTGTGTTGCTGCTCTATCTCTAGCGGTTGTTGTTAATGTGTATGATGTATCACTAAACCCACTCTCATTAAATGTGTTACCAGTACCACTTATTGTATAAGTTGCATCAATTTCTACCAAATCAGTTCTATATGGTACACCACTATTTCTTGCAGTTGTTCCTGCAGCATCGGTTACCATACCAGTGGTTTGGATTGTACCACCATTTGTTGATAGAGTATCTTTACCTGATGTATTAGAAATTGTATATCCACTCGTACTTCCAATCGATACATCTACTAAAGTAGTTGATGATGCGTACATTGGTTCAAACACACCACTTGCGGTTGCTACTAAATTCCAAGTACCACCATTAATAAATGGTGCTCCAGACATAGAACCTGATGTAAGTGTTAATGCTGTTACAACTTCTCCACTACTTGCTAATGAGTTATCACCAATATTAGAATTAATAGTTGATACAGGTGCCCAAAATATAGTTTCACTCGCAGTTTTATCAGTATAATCTGATTGTGAACCTGTTGCTATACCAATTGTTGTTGAAATTGTATAATTTCCAGATGCCGATACTGAAGTAGAAGATGGTGTAACCCAATTTACTACATTTTTATTAAATACTGATGCAAATTTACCATCTTGGAAAGCTGCAGGGATAACTGCAGGATTTACAGTTTGTATCTTACCCAAAGTAATACCATTTGATGTAGTATCTAATGTAGAATTAGTTATGATTTGAGATGATGCTGATGTTTCAGTTGTAGTATCGGATGAATTATCTGAGAATGTAAATGAATGTGAACCACTTACTCTAAATTCAGTACCTGCTCCACTACTTAAACCACCCAATCCAAATAATTGTGAATCAACAGAAGATTGTTGTGATGTTGAACCACCAGCTACTGAAGTATAGGATATTGAATACCCCGTGTTTGTGTAAATTGTTTTTCCTGAAAATAATGTTCCACCAACACTAGCCCATCCCTTATCAATTAAGTATGTTAAATCATTTATATCATTATCGTTTGGTATATAACCTGAAGGTGCAGCCGAAGTTGAAGTGTTTGTTTTATTTTCACTTATTGAGTTATATGTTTTTGTATTTGGTGTTGGATTTGCTGCTGAAGATGATAGTAATCCTGCTACAAATCTTAAAATTTCCGATACATCTGTATCTTTTGTAAAGTTATTAAAGTAAGAACCATCTAAGTTGGATTGCCAATCGTTTGATGTAGGAACACCTGCATTAATATTGTATGCGTTTATAGATTCAGATACTTCTAATGCGTATTTACCACCAGAACCACTTATTTGTAAGTTTTTACCATCTGATTGGTATATTGTACCTGATACTAATTCGAAAATTCCACCACCACTACCAGCACCAAATCCACTTGCTGCAGCTGATGCTGATACATGAGAATCGAAACTATCAATGGATGATGTTGTTATATTAATTTGGGTGTGGCCAGATGTACCATCTGCGTTAGCACCTAATATATAAAGTGTTTTGTTTGTTGTATCATAATATGGTAGCCCATCTAAGGTTGTTCCATATTGTGCTGGTGTAATTGAAGGTACACCACTACCTACATACATTTTTCCAACAGGAACATAATCATTAGCGGCGGTTGTACCACCTGGTTTACCTATGTAAACTACTGGTCCTGTTACCTTTGAATCTACCGAACCACTACCAATTACGATTTCTGCTTCACCAAAAGATGTGATATTTCTAACCGAAGATATCGAACCTCTTCTATGTTTTATTGTTTGAGCCATACTTTTATCCTATTACTTAACTAAGATTACATTCATAAATATCAAAACAATTAGAAAAACCCACCACAATCTATTGAATCTCGTGTATTTCCTATTTGAATTGAAGCTGATGCGATATATCCTTCTATTTGTTGTTCTAAAATTTTTATCCTACCATTAACTACAACTGCTGATTCATTATCAGATGCAGATGTTTGTGTAAATATTGATTTTCCATTTACAGTCAAATCACCTAATACATCAAAACTACCCGTTAGTTGTAAGTTATTAGATGTCATTAAGTGAGTATACGCTTCTGGGTCTTGTGAACCAGTTGTCCATATTGATGAACCACCCCCACCACCTGCTGATGGTAGAATTACACTATTACCATCTGATATTGTTAAGGTTTGCCCTGAAATTGATAAAGTTTGATTATCATTATCAGTAGTTGAATATCCTAATGCTGTAATTTGTGCTGATGATGATATAATACCAGATGGAACGTTTATTAATTCATCATAATCTGATGTTCCACCACCCTGTCCAAACCCACTACGTGCTGCTGATTCAGAAATAAATGTATCTGAGATGAATGATGCGGTTGCAACACTCATAGATGATGTTACTGAATTTAAAACAACAGATGATGTAAAATTATTTAAAGAACTTACATCAGTATGTGTTAAATCTGAAATCTGAGATTCACTTATAGTAATTTGGTTGGATGAACTTACAGTACCTGAAGGTAAATGTTGAATTACCTGTGCAGAAGAACTTACTACTGAATCTGTATTCATTACACCTCTAACATCTGCAGATGTAAAATGTGCTAAATCGCTAATTTGTGATTCAGTTATGGTAATTTGTGCTGATGAACTTACTAACCCGTTTGGTACATTTGATATTGAATTAAAATCTACCTGAGATGAACCACTAATTAAGTTATCACCTTCTTCGTTTCCATATCTTAAATCAAATTCAGTTGTTAATTGCGCAGATGAACTAATTACACTTTCAGCATTTAACCTATCCTTTACGTTATCGGCAAAGTTATCTCTAAAAGCATTATTTGCTGATATAGAATTTCTTTGAAATGGTGTAATTGTAGTAGGTAGGTTACTCAGATTGTAGTAATCTATGTTAGTTAACCCACTACCATTACCTTCAAAAGACCCACTAAATGAACCTGTGTAATCTGCCACTATCTATCCTCTATATGTGTTTTGTTTTATATAAATATAACTAATCTTAGTAATCAGTTAGTAATGTTAGAATTTCATCTAAAGATTCATGTCTATGATTATCTTTTAATACAATATCATATACCCATTTTGAACCTTTTAGTTTTGGAACTTCGTGTACTGCTGAATCATTATTGAATTTTAAATCTATTTGTTGTTTATCACCACAAAGAATCATTGTAGAACCTTTTCCCACTCTACCTAACACCATTAATAGTTGTTGTTTGGTTAAGTTTTGGAACTCATCTACTATAATTATGGAGTTATCAAAAGTTCTTCCTCTAAAATGTGATAAACTTACTAATTCTATACTCTCATCCTTCTCCATTTTCTCTAAAATCTGAGGTTTGTTGTAAACTTTTCTCATATTTGAACGAATTGGTACTAACCACGGCTCCATCTTTTCTTCTAATGAGCCTGGTAAGAATCCATTATCCTCATTTGATACAGTTGGTCTTGTTATAACGATTTTGTTAACTTGTCTTTTAAAGAATGAATCTAATGCAATCTGAACTGCTAGTAGTGTTTTACCACTTCCGGCTTTTCCTACTATAAAATTAAATGGATGTCTTAAAATTTCAGATTTTGCTAACTTTTGTTCTTCAGATAATGATATTGAAAACCTTACATTACCTTTTGGTGGGGTTTTGGATATGTTTTCCGCCATATTTAAATTTCCTTAATTATTTTATAGAACCTTTGATATAAATATCCAATAATAGAAGATTACCTTAGATTATGACGTAAAAAAGGGGATACCTAAGTACCCCCTCTTTAATTTAGTTATTCAATAATCAATTACTGAATTTTGTGTAAACCATCAACGTATACTTTACCGTAGAATTCACCTCTTAGCATTTTCTTCGCGTAGCGAGTCATAACACCTTTTCTAGGAGTGAAGTTCTTAGGGTCATATACTAAAGGAGTCATAATCAATGGAATGTATGGAGAGTAAACTGCTCCAGTTTCAAGGAATTGAGTTCCTCTATATCCCATAAGGATTACGTTCTCTTTCATATAAGGGTTCTTATACACTTGGAATCTACTATTCAATGCACCAATCTTAGTTACACCAAATGCGAACTGAGCATCACCGTTATCGGCAGTTGAAGCATATCCAGGGATAGATTCGATGATAGTTGCAACATCAGGAGATACTACTAAGAAGTTAGCACCACCACGTAATGTTTTTTGGTGAATTTTGTTAGATACACCAGCAATCACAGTACCCAAAGTCTGGAACCATGCTTGTTGAGTAAATGCAGATGATTGAGCCGCAGTAGAAGAGTAAGCAGCGAATGCTGAACCATTCCACTCACGTCCAACTTGAGTTGACCAGTAACCAGTACTCTTAGCATCTTGAATCAACATATCTAAGATTTCAAAATCAATCTCTTGTGAGATGTACTCAGATAACATTGAAGTCAATTCAGCTTCAGCATCGATTGAATGGTATGCATTCAAATCTTGTGCGAATTCTGGAGTCCATTGTGCTTTCAACTTACGAGTCTTAGCAACAATTGGTAAACTCTTCATTTCTACGTTCAATTCAGGAATATCGATATCTACTTCTGGATTATCACTTAATGAAGTTCCAGTTGCTTCGAAATCACCTCTTGAAGTATCAGTTGGTTGTTTGTGATACTTAACTCTTAAATCGTTAGTAGCATCTAATGCACCTTGTAATACGAACTCAACATCACCACCTACTATTTTAGTAAATTGTGGGAATTGGTCAGTTACATCAGCAGATGTTACTCTGAATGCTCTAATACCTTTATCATCAAATCCAGAGATAGATGCGGTAGGTACTGCAGCAGTAAATACTTCACCACTAGCAATTTCAGTTGCGTAAGATGATGAGAAGTTAGTATCGTAGTTGTAATCTGCAGCAGATACAGAACCAGTTAAGAATTTGTTAGCAGCAGCAGCATCAGCTAATTCCTGTGCAGCAGATACTTGGTCGTTTACTGAGTATCCGAATCTACCAGCACCATACAAACCACCTGATGGGTCGTTTGAAGTTTCTGTGATACCGAATACAGAATCAGCTTGTGAATCTTTACCAGAACCAGTTGTGAAACCAGGTTGTCCTGTTCCATATTTGAAATCTAAGTAGAATACAAGACCTGAAGGAAGGTTCATTGGTTGAACACTTACAAAGTCTTTTGCTACGATTTCACTAAAAATACGTCTTACCAAAGGTAGAGCTACACCAGCCCACTCTTCAGAGTTAGCAGAAGTACCAGTAGCTGATGCCTCTTTTACTAACTGACGTGCTTGGTTTTCTAAAAGGGTTGCAACACCAGCTTTTTCAACTTCGTTGTCGATACCCTCAAGAAGACCAGTCTTTTCCCACTTTGATGCCAACACGCGAGTTGCTTCACTCAAACGTGCCTGGTGAGAAGCGCCTTCATTAAGAATTTTTCCTAAATTCATTTTATTTCTCCGTTTTCTTTTTTAAATTATTTTAAACCTGCAAGTTTTTTCCATCTTGCAGCCATTTCGTTACCCTCAGAAATGATTTGTTTCTTAGGGGCTGAACTTTTTGTTGCCTTAGAAGCATATCCTTCTTTAACAACTGCTTTTCTTTTCTTAGCTACATTTAAATTCTCAGCTAAAGTAGAGAATACTAATTTCACTTCACGAACTGAAGATGTTCTGTCAAAGTTTTCAAGAACTTTAACTTTCTGTCCTTCGTTAAGGTCGAATGTTCTGAATAGTTTGTTAGTGTAAAGAAGTTTAGCATTCAACAAATTAACTTCGTTGATTGTTTTTCTTAAAGATTCGATAGTAGCGTAAGCTTCTTCCAATTCTTCAGCATGATTATCTTCTTCAACTTCTTCATCATCCATCTCTTCTTCATCCATTTCATCACCTTCCATTTCTTTCAGGGTTCTGATAACTTCATCCAAATCGATTTCTTCTTCCTCGTCCATGTCCTCTTCCTCGTCCATGTCCTCTTCTTCGTCCATTTCTTCTTCCTCGTCCATGTCCTCTTCTTCTGCCATTTCAGCTTCCAATTCAGCGATTACAGATTCTAAATCTAAATCATCTTCTTCTTCATCTTCCATTTCTTCAGAATCTTCCATTTCTTCAGAATCTTCCATTTCTTCAGAATCTTCCATGTCCTCTTCTTCGTCCATGTCCTCTTCTTCGTCCATGTCTTCGCCTTCGTAGGTTTCTTCCATGTCCTCTTCTTCGTCCATTTCTTCTTCTTCGTTGTAGCCTTCTTCGGTTTCCTCTTCTTCTCCCATCAATTCATCATCGTTTTCGATATCTGATGAACTAGCAGCATCTGCATCAGGTTGAGCGTTATCGCCTGCACCTAAATCTGATGAATCTAATTCTTCTTCCATCTCTTCTTCATCAGCCTCTTCAGCTAACTTTGCAGAAATCATTGATTGAAGTTTTGGAGTGAACGCCTCTTCCAAAGCCAACTTAGCGTTTGCTAGAGCAGTTTCTTTAACAGCCTTAGCATCAGCAATTGCTTCTGATAACAAGTCTTTTCTTCTTGCCATAATTGTTCTCCTTAAATTTTTCTTGCGGAAATAAGATTATTGGGAATCTTAATAGAATTTTATACAAATAATCTTAACCATCTATTAGACGAGATGGTATTTTGATTTCTAATAAATAGTGTACTATAATTGAAAACACTAAAAAAGTGTTTAATAGTTTTCTCTTTGTCTACGAACCCACTCCGCTCGTACTGCCAATTGTTTCTGCCTTCTACGTTTAGTAGTAGGTTTTGTGTATTGTTGTCTTTCTTTCAACTCATCCAAATGACCACTATCTTTTACTTTTCTTTTCCAAAGTCTTAATGCTGGTTCAATTTGGTTGTTCACCACTTTCACTGCCAATGGTGCACCTGGCACTTCCATATCTTCTCTTCTCACTTTTTTGTAACGTTTTTTGTTTTCTTCTTGCATATATTGTTTTTGTAAAAAAATACACCTACCAAACCGATGATAGGTGTATATAAATATCTAAATAAATTTAATTAAATTATTTTTTGATTGATTCTGATAAGTTATCCAATCCTTCTTTGAAATCACCTAAGAGTCTACCAAATTCTTTTTGTTTATCTTTTGGTAACATCTTGATTTTTTTAAGGTTCTTTTTAATGAACTGAGAAAAATCAACATTTATCTCTTGCATTCTATCCATATCGCTCATAATCGTATCCTTATTTTCTCATCGTTTTGGCTTTTGCTTCCAACTCTTTGTACTCTTTAGATTTCTTATCAGCGTATCTGTTTAATCCCCAATTGAATGCTGCTTTAAATAACATATGGAATGGTAAATCACCATACTTCTTACCATAAGGTGATAATCTCTGCCAATCTAAAAATGATTGTGCCATTTCTTTTGAAAGTTTGATACCTTCTACTCTACTGGTTTCACCTTTTACTACTGATTGTAAGAGTTTCTTAGCAGATGCTCTTCCTTCATTCATAATCTCTGAGAAAGATACTTTCATCTTAATTAATTTAGATGATGG